GGCTAGCACGCTTCTCTCGCCAGGAGTAGCGATCCAGGAAAGAGACCTTACCCTTGGATCGATTGAAACTGTAGAAACTAATGTGGGTGCGATTGCTGGTGCCTTTGAAAAGGGACCAATCCTAACCCCAACCAGAATCTCTAATGAGGCAGAGCTCCTGGAGATTTTCGGCAAACCAAATGACAGCAACTATGAATACTGGTGGTCCGCCGCTGGTTTCCTGTCTTATGGTGGTGTACTCGATGTTGTTAGAGCAGACGCAGGAAACTTGACTGCATCTAACGACGGAGTTACAAACCCATACACTCTGAAAATCAACAACGATGATGATTTCTTAGCAAACTATAATGCTGGCACTGCGGCATTTAACTTTGCCGCAAGAACTCCTGGTGCATTCGGTAACTCCTTAGATGTTGCTGTTATTGACGGTGGCGCAGATCAAATTCTCACCCTCAGTGGAGTTCTGACTACTAATGCAGTTGGTACAGTTATCAATGATGTAGCTGGAACCAAGAGCGCAAGAATCGTTGCTTATGATGCAAGCAACACTTCCGCTGTATTAGTAACCATCAGTGGAGATAATTTTACCACTGCAGACAGCGTTGACAACGGTTCAGATGATCGCACTGTTGATGCCGCTGTTAGCTGGTATGATCAGCAGTTTGTTTTCACTGGTCTCAAGTGGAACTCTATTGCTCCTCGTCCTGGCACTTCTCCTTATGTTGCCGATCGTGGCGGTTCTAAGGATGAGATCCACGTTGTTGTATACGATAGAGATGGTGCTATCACTGGAACTCCTTTGACAGTTCTGGAAAAATTCACCTATGCATCTAAAGCAGTTGACGCTAAGTCCGCAGAGGGCGCTCTCAACTATTATCCAGAAGTAATTTTTGCTTCTTCACAGTACGTCTACTGGGGTAATCACGATGCTGCTGGTACATCTCTTTTCTATGATGTAAGCGGAAACGCTGCAGTAGCAACAGTTAACTGGGGTGGTGATTCCACAACTGACTTTGACTTCTTCTTAGGTCTGGAAATTAGCAACCTTGCTGTTGGTGGTGCCCGCTACGTTCTTGCTAGTGGTGCTACTGACTACAGTGTAACTCTTGGAGAAGTCCAAACTGCATATGAAGAGTTTGCTGATCCAGAAAGCGTTCAACTTGACTATCTTTTGATGGGTCCAGGTGGCGGCACCTCTTCGGATTCTAGATCCAAAGCTGCAAAACTTATTTCTATTGCATCTGCAAGAAAAGATTGTATCGCATTTATTTCACCTCACCGTGGAAATATCGTCGGAGTTTCTTCCGCATTAGATCAAACAAATAACGTTGTCGGATTCTTCGACACATTAGAAAGCACTTCTTTTGCTGTGTTTGATTCTGGATACAAATACATCTATGACCGTTTCGCTGACAAGTATCGCTATGTACCTTGCAACCCTGATGTTGCTGGTCTTTGCGCCGCTGTTACTGCAAACGGAACTCCATGGTTCTCTCCAGCAGGTTTGAATCGTGGTGCTATCAAAGGCGCTGTAAAACTTGCTTACTCGCCAACTAAATCACAAAGAGACACCCTGTATCAGAACAGAGTTAATCCTATCACATCTCTTCCTGGTCAAGGTATTGTTCTCTTTGGAGACAAAACTGCTCTCGCTTCACCATCCGCATTTGATCGCATTAACGTTCGCCGCCTCTTCCTGGTTGCAGAGAAGACTATCGGCAACGCAGCGAAGGGAGTCCTTTTTGAAGTCAATGATGAGTTCACTAGAGCGAACTTCCTCAATGTCGTTGACCCATTCCTTAGAGATATCCAAGCTGCCAGAGGAATCACTGATTTCTTAGTTGTTTGTGATGACACTAACAATGGTCCTGCTGTAGTAGATTCCAACGAATTCGTTGCCGATATCTACATCAAACCAGCACGCTCTATCAACTTCATCACTCTGACCTTCATTGCTACACGCACGGGCGTCAGCTTTGAAGAAGTAATTCCCCGTAGATAATTAAAGGAGACCCTAACAAATGGCAGAACCAAAGGCAATTGGAATTTTACAATTCCAGCAAGCAGTAAGGGGCGGAGTTCGCCCTAACCTGTTCCAGGTTTCCCATGAATTTCCTGCTGGTGCTGCACCTGCAGCTATCCCAGGGATTCAGGGGACCGACGAAGAGAAAGTCGCAATCATGTGTAAGTCAGCAGCTTTACCTGCAACTAACGTAGGTACAGTTGAAATGCCTTTCCGTGGTCGCGTTATCAAAGTTCCTGGTGATAGAACTTTTGAAACCTGGACCGCAACTTTCTACATGGATGACGTATTTGCTCTGAGAGCAGCATACGAAAGATGGATCGATCTCACGAATGGTGTTGACACCAACGTTGCTGATACCGACATCGCTAACGTCTTTAAGAAAGTTACAGTTCAACAGCTCGATAAGTTTGGAGCTGGCGCTGCTGGAATCAGAAGTCTTAGATCTTATGAGTTAATCGGTGCTTTCCCAGTTTCCGTATCTCAAGTTTCTATCGCATACGATAACAACGATTCATACGAAGAGTTTGATGTAGAGTTTGCATATCAATACCACACCGTCTCTGGCGGAACTGCTGGTAATGATATTGCAGAGCGTTCCTGATAGGGACTAAATAGTAGGTCGGGAAACACAATTTAAATCATGGCAGAGTTATTCGGTTTCTCGTTCAAGAAGAAAGCACAGGAGAAGACAAACGCACCTTCTCCTGTAGCACCTTCAAACGAGGACGGCGCAACTAGTTTTATCGCGGGTGGTTACTACGGTCAATACGTTGACCTGGATGGTAACTTCAAGACCGAATACGATATGGTGAAAAAATATCGTGAGATGGCGATGCATCCAGAAGTGGATAGCGCCATTGAAGATATTGTCCACGAAGCTATCGTAGCAGATCAAAACGATACTCCTGTACAGATCAACTTAGACAATCTGGAAGTTTCAGATTCTGTCAAAGGTATGGTCCGTCAGGAGTTTGAATATATTAGAAACCTTTTTGGTTTCGATATGAAAGCGCATGAGATGTTCCGTCGCTGGTACATCGATGGTCGCATGTATTATCATAAGGTCATTGACCTGAATGATCCTGCAAAAGGTATTCTTGAACTGCGCTACATTGATCCACATAAGATCAAGAAAGTAAGGCAGATCAACAAACCCAAAACTGCGGACGAGTTTATGAAGTATGACTTCGGTAAATCCGAAGAGTATTTCATCTACAATCCAAAGGGTCTGAACAATACTTCCGCAAACAGTGGTATCAAGATTGCAAAAGATGCAATCACATATGTCACATCTGGCATCATGGATACCAATAGGAATATCGTTCTTTCCTATCTGCACAAAGCAATCAAAGTTCTCAATCAACTTCGCATGATTGAGGATAGTCTGGTTATCTATAGAATCTCTCGTGCTCCTGAGCGCAGAATTTTCTATATTGATGTCGGTAACTTACCCAAGGTAAAAGCGGAACAATACCTCAGAGAGGTAATGGGTCGTTATCGTAACAAACTTGTATACGATGCTGCAACGGGTGAGATCCGTGATGATCGTAAGTACATGTCCATGATGGAAGACTTCTGGCTTCCTAGACGTGAAGGCGGTCGTGGCACGGAGATTACCACGCTCCCAGGTGGTCAAAACCTCGGAGAGCTTACAGATGTGCAATATTTCCAAACAAAACTTTACAAAGCGTTAAATGTTCCCGCAGGTAGACTTGATTCTAATACCTCTTTTAACCTTGGACGTTCATCTGAGATCACTAGAGACGAATTAAAGTTTACAAAATTTGTTGGAAAACTTCGCAAGAAGTTCAGCGATATCTTCCAAGATACTCTCAAGACGCAATTGATCCTCAAAGGTGTCATTGCTCCTGAGGATTGGGAGGATATGAAGGAGCATATCCAGTACGACTATCTGTACGACAATCATTTCACGGAACTCAAGAACCTTGAGATGATGAATGAGAAGTTGCAGATCCTCGCACAGATGGATCCTTACGTTGGCAAGTATTTCTCTACTGATTATATCCGCAAGGAGGTCCTCGGTCAAACCGAGAAACAGATGGAAGAGATCGACGCGGAGATGGCAGGTGACATCAAATCTGGTATGGTCATTGATCCACTTGATCAGGTTGCTGCTGATCAATCAAACCTGGATCGTGAACAGCAAAGCGCGGATTTAGACCTAGATATGAAGAAGGTCCAGATCCAGCAGGCGAAGAATCCCGCGCCTCAAAATGGCAACGGTAATAAATAAATTACAGACATCTTAACATTATGGATACACAAGAACGAGAAATCGTTGATTTGCTTTGGGATAATGATCAAGCGGATGCGCTTGGTAAACTCAAAGACATGTTACAAGTAAAGGCTGCTATGGCAGTTGATGCTTCCAAACAAGATGTTGCCGCGAGGATGTTCCCTCACGTTCCTACCGAAGGAGAACCTGAAGTAGAAACGGAAGAAGAACCAACAGCGGAGACCGACACTGAAGTAACTGATCAAGAGGAAACAGATGAAACTGATCACGGAACAGATTGAAGATATTGAGATTCTAACTGAGGAATCTGACGGAGGTAAGAAAAATACTTACATCAAAGGTATCTTCCTTCAAACTGAGATCACCAACCGCAACGGTCGTATGTACAAGTACGATACTATGTCGCGTGAGGTAGACAAGTACAATGAGGAGTTCGTCAAGCGCGGACGTGCACTCGGAGAACTTGGTCATCCTGATGGTCCTACTATCAACCTTGATCGTGTGTCGCACAAGATTGTTGAGCTGATCCCTGAAGGTGCAAACTTCATCGGAAAAGCAAAACTTCTTGAGACCCCTATGGGTAAGATCGCAAAGAACTTACTTGAGGAAGGGGTACAACTCGGTGTATCTTCCAGAGGATTAGGTTCAATCAAAAAAGAAGGAACCACTTCGGTTGTTGCCGATGACTTCATTCTTGCTACTGCTGCAGATATCGTAGCAGATCCTTCCGCACCCGATGCTTTTGTTGAGGGTATCTACGAAGGTAGAGAATGGGTCATGGAAAACAATCGCTTCAAAGAAGTGCACATTGAGCAAATCAAGCAAGCGCTTGATACCGCACCCTCTCGTGAGGAACTGATGGAAAGAAAAGTCCGCGCATTTGACTTCTTCCTCAGAAATTTGTGATTTATAAATAAATAATAGTAATTAAACGCAGTCTAATTATCCCGTAGGAGTTACTAATGTCTACTATTGATGAAAAATTTTCTAAATTAATCGCAGAAAACACTGCG